CGATTTAATGTTTGGTGAAAGGTCTAGTCTGTCAAGGGAAAGTGATACTGATTGTCCTCTTTCATCAGAGACAATCGCCTCATTCGCAATATCTTCTACCGCACTATCACACTCTGGTTGTTGTGCAATATCTCTATATCTACGAATTAAGTCAAGTTCATTTCTGTCTCGACCATCCATATCAAGGATAGACGCATAAAGTCCACCGCCTGATACAATGTCAAGAGTGCCGTCGTCAGTAGAGGGAGCAGTGAATCCATCACTGCTCCCACTCTGTTTCGCCCTTGTGATTCTGAAACCAAAAAGTTCAGCCATACTATAAGTCTCCTAGTTTTTACCCAACTATTTAGTCGGATTAAAAAACTGGATTATACAGAACTCGCTGTGAATGAAGTGTATCTCCATGTCACATCAAAGGTTTCAATATCACTTACTGTGTCATAGTTCAATTCGATTGAACCAACAGAAGTTGGCCAACAATCTTTTAGAATGTATGACTTTAGTATATTGTTATCTCTATCCAACTGTTCGATAACCATATCAGCAACATAACCACTGATATTTGTTTGTCCACGACTTGTTTCCAGATCGTTGATACCACTCATCCATCTTTCCATCGCATTTCTCAAACCGAAATCCGTGTCGTTAAGGATGGTTGTAGTCCATGGCTCGAATGTTCTGTCACCAGCGATGTAGAGGATACGACCTCTATAGTTCACTGGAATGTCAGTAATAGTCTGGCCAGGCATACTTGCAGTCTTAACTAGGAAAGAACCTGTGAAGGCATCTAGTCCAGTTGCGATTGCGCCAGGAGAACCAAGTGTGATTCTGAACTGGTTAGCACGAGCACCACCGCCGGATAGGATTGCTTTGAATTGGTCAATATTAGCCATTTTTTTTCTCCTTACCCGCCAATCTCACTGAAAGAAACACCAGTTCTAACAGCAATGAAGTTAAGTGTAATAAAGTTAATTGAACGAGCAGGTTTGATGTAGATGTCTGCAACAAACTCATTTCTATCAATTACTTCACCAGTATTATTAGTCTCATCTGCAACAACAGAGAAGTCTGTAATACCTCTGCGTCCTTGAACATCTCTCAAGAATGGTTCAACCATGTTTCTGAACATAGCACGAGTGAACTCATCGTTAAACTCAAAGAGTTGATACTTGGCAGCAGTCGCAATTGCCTTTTCAAGAACAATGAACAATCTACGAACATTGATTCTATCGAATGCAGAAGGTCTTGCCAATGCAGTCTTGTCACCGAACAATACAGTTCCTTGTCCAGGCTGTGTCATTACAGGGTTGACTCTAGCAGGATAGAGAATATCTCTCTGTGCCTTAGTTGGGTTAAACGCAAGTTTAACTGCACCACGAATCTGTCCTCTGTTGTAACCAGCAGGGGAGAACCAAGGCTCCGCCACATTGTCAGTATTTGCAGCAAGTCCAGCAATGTCACCATTCAATGGAACATAACGATATACATCGTTATACTTGTCATACATATACTTGTAACCAGAGTCAAATACTACATAAGACGAACTTGCAAGGTTATTGAAGAAACCAACAACATTGGTTGTCTGTGCAGCACCAGTAGTTACACCAACAACATCTTCTCTACGAGGAGAGATGAAACCTACACAGTCCTTACGGGCCTCACATAGGTCAACAATCATAGTTGCGTGTGTAATACCGTCTGTTGAAGCAGGACAAGTTCCCGCCATAACTAGGTTCACATCAACTGTGTCTGTATCTGCGAACAACTGATATGCAATATCAAGTTCACCGATTGTTGGGGTGTCGTCTGTTCCACCAGCAAGAACATCAGTGATAACGCCTGCCTCATTTGCAGCAACAGTATATGTTCCACCAGATGCAAGTTGTGTTCCAGCGTCTGTTAGTGATGTTGGGTGATCCATCCAACGAACATACATTGAACCGACATTAACAACATTCGCATAGAATGCCGAACCACCTTGTGGTGTCTTTGCAGTGTTTGCCTGTGATGCAAATGGGAATGTTTCAAGAACAGCAGTAGTTCTCTGTCCAGCAAGATCAGCATCATAACCAGTGATTCCACCATCTCTGTC